GACTATATACTACAATTACAAATTATTATAAATATTTTTATACAAATCCATTTTTTTATCCTGAGGGCTCATTTTTTCTTCTTCGTCATGAGCCGTTTCATTTTTTTTGATTTGTTCAAAAATGGTTTCAATATTTGTTTCCAAATTTTGCAACGATCGTTTGTCTTTTAGTACTTCAATTGATGTGTCAATATTTCGTGCAAGCAGTAGCAGTTCAATGGAATGATACAATATATGGATACGACTTCTATTACAAGTATAGTTGTATCGAATGACAAATAACTCAAACAGAGTATGTACGATGGTTTGAATCGACGCATGTTGTTTGCTCATTTTCAAAATAACATCCCAAATGATCCAAATAATGTTTTGAGACAGATTTACATTTTTATTTACATATATACTTCGTGGAGCACACAGAATGATACGCTTTTTTTTTCTACATAATATGTCATATTGTATAATCCAGTTCACCCAAAAGTGTATATCTGTTTTCTGTTTTGTTTCCTTCAAATGATAGATAAGTTCATTAAAAGGTATTATATATTCTTTTGGATCATGGGGTTTATATACGGTTTCAACAAAGGATACATTGGGGGCCTTCAAATTTTCATAAAGATTCTCAATTTTAAAATCAAACTTATATTTTAAGTCATCCAATATAGTGAATTTTTGAGAGTTACATAATACCAAAGCAATAGAACAAAACAGCATACGTGCTTTTGGATTATTGCGCAGTTCTAAATCATTATTTTGTTGTAAAGCAAGTAATTTGAAGTCATTAAATTTTTTGGAAATGTAAATAGGCAATTTAGGGTTATAAATATGTATATACTTACTCATTAATGAAAAAAATACATTCCACAGTTCAATAATCATGTTCGAACATAACATTTCACAAGCAAAAAAAAACGATTCCTCTACTTTACCATAATAAAGAGACAATGTTATTTTTTTTGATATTTCTCTCTTTTTATAATTTGAAAACGTGTAAAGCTTAAATACTTGTCGTTTATCCTGAATCAAAATCATATATATGTGAAGGAGAGTTTTAATTTGACGAGTTAATCGTATAGCGAAAAAATATACTTCAAATATATATGAACCTTTACGAAATAATAATTTTTGGTTTGCTATTCATCTATGTTGGTATCAAAATCAAAGAAAAGTATTCCAAAGAATCATTTCATTCCAACATGAATCATTACAAAAATGCCAAAACCTATAAAGACATATATGATGATTTCTATTCTTTTATTTATGATGATTTGTTTTATCAGAAAAATTATTATTTACAGATTTGTAATGTATTATTGAAATATCAAAACAATGTGTATAATAATCATTTATGTATTGGCATAAAACATGGAGGTCACATGAATCAATTATTGAAAAAAAATATGAAAACGACATCCATTAGTCGATCTCCGGCAATTATTCGACTATGTAAATACAAATATAGAGATAATGATTATCAATATTTTCCCAATGTGGAATCAAATGCTTATATTTTTGATGACCACACCTTTACACACATATCGTTATTAGACAATGAGTTGTATTACACAAAAAATTTACATGGATTATTGTACAACTGTAGTAAGTGGATCATTCTCAAAGGATATATCTTGATACAATGCTACGCCAATAAAGAAAGTTTAAAAAATTCTTTTTTGAAAATTGGAGAAAACAGTACACTTCGTTTTCACAACCCATACACACACTCGTTTAAAGAATCAAACCACGATAATTCCTTGACACTTACAGAATCCTTGAAAGATCACAATAAAGAAAGAAAGAACTTCCATACTTTGTATTATTATTCTCCAGATGCGATTAAATCTATTGCAAATGAATATGATTTTAAAGTAAGAGAAAACTATTTAATATCGAAACATGAAAGCATACTTGTGTTACAAAAGTTATAGATGATTATCGTTTATATTGACCAATATATACAAACGAATCTAAAACATAGATAACAAATATACCTAAAAAACAATAGAGGACAACTTCTTCATTTTTTTGATTTGTTTTTATTTCCTGTTGTTCTTCAAACATTTGAATAATATAATTCAGTTTCGTTAAGAGTTCATTGCTGCTGTAACTAGAACCTTTTGGAACAATAGCATTGGTGTTTATATTATTGCTGATTAAGAAATCTGTATTCATTTTTTCATTTTTATACAAATTTCTATTGTGCGCTTCTTCTGCAATTTTCGATTTTAAATCTTGTTTCATTTCATTTTGATAATAATCACTCAAAATATCTTGATTTTCTTCTTTTAATTGAGAGGATGCGTTTTCATGAATTTTTTGGATTTCTTCTTCTTTTGGCTGTGCCATTTGTTTGAGAATGTTCAAACTGAGTTTGTCTTTTTGTGCATCTTTCCTTTTTTTTTCAAGGACTTCGTTTTTTTCAAAATCAACGGGACTTGCAAAATAGGCTAAACTCATGGAGCGTTCTTATTATTAAAAGATAAAAATTTTTTGGATTTTTTAAGTATTTATATATAATAATGAAGAAATCGAAACAAAAGGCGATTTCAGAGAAAACATGGATGAATACTTTTTTGGAAAATGTAAAATCTCTCAATACAAGTAAGTTTTTCACGGGAATGATTATGTTGACGCTCAATATTTCTTCCAAATATGTCACACTTGGATTAAGCACTTCCCAGGAAGAGTATTTGAAATATAGTTTAGGTCGTCAGATTCTCATATTTGCTTTGCTCTGGATGGGTACAAGAGATATTATAGTAGCGTTGATATTAACCTGCGTGTTTATTTTATTTGCGGACTACTTGTTCAACGATAATAGCATGTTTTGCGTTATACCGTCAAAATATCTTGACAACGTCAAAAAAGAAGATGATTCCCCCATTCCACAAAAAGACATTAACGATGCAATCACTTTGTTAAAGCGAGCAAGAGAACAAAAAACGAAGAAACATAAAAAAAGTGAGGATAAAGATTTATTTGTCTATAAAGGTCTATATAAAGAGAACTTTATTTAAATATTATTTATATGTAATAGAATGTCAAGAGTACAATCACTTCCCGTAAATTTCTTTTACTATTTTGATTATGAAAGAGTTCAAAAAAATATACTAGAGGATAGTCACATATTTGAAGAATTGAGTGCCAATCAAATTAAATTCATGAATCTTCAGAAAATTTACGATAGTAATTTTGAGAGTGAATATTTTGAAGTACCACAATTAACATTATTCGGATCATCAGATGATGTGCAAAAAAGACAAGAATATATTAAATATAAAATAGATAACATCCTTGAAAAAATCAAAAAAGATATTGGTATTGTATCCGCGCCAGGGTCAGCAGTAGCAGGTTCAACCATACCAGGGTCAGCAGCAGGTTCAATGCCACCAGCATTTTTCTCACCATTCCTTCCTGATGCTACATTAGGAATAAAAAAAATAAAGTTAAGATTAGCAAACAGAACAGAGAAATTATCGGTAATTAATGGGATCATAAACATCAGTTTAGATTGTGATTATAGTAAAGACATGTCGAGATCAAACGACGAGAAAAAGATCAATGATCATTTTAAAGACGAATTTAAAAAACTAAATAATTTATTGGAAAGAGAAAGAGACAAAACAATTGAGGTGTACGTTCCAATGATTGATAGAGATGTGTTTTCTTTTTTCGACAGAGATTTAGAAAAATTGTACAAAAAAGGCAATAACATGTTATACTTCAAAACTGCATTGAAAAAGTTTATATCGAGCCAAACCTCATACAATGAAGGAAGTAAATATGAACATCCAAGAATATTTGATATCGTGTACGGTCGAGCAAAAAAACTGTGCGAAGAATATCGGAACAAAGATATATTGTTTAATCCTCGATTGAGCTGTACAAGTAAATTAAATGAATTTTGGTATGTTTGTTACTTTATCCAACAATTGTACAATGAGTTTTTGTTAAAGAAGCCAAAATTAAAAATGGTCACTATATTGGATGTGAATACAAAAGAATTCACAGTAAATGCCACAAAAAAATATTCGGAAGTAGATGAATTTGATTACACATTCCCAAAAGACAAATCCATCATCGACGAAAGAAAATATAAATATTTTGTTGTAAGAAAAACCAATAATCTTCGGTCAGATGAGTATTCTAATTTTAGTGTTATTTTGGAGGATCCATTGACATATCTTGTAAATGAAGTATCAGGTAATGACACTAATAAAAAAGTAATAACTCTTGAAGCAAAACTACATGATCCGATGGTTTATGTTGCAACGGTTGAAAATGAAAATGAAAAAGGAGATAAATCAGAAAAGAGACGAGGATTATTTGCAAAAAAAGAAAAAACACTACAAGGCGAAGATAGTAAAGAAAAGAAGTTAGGCATACAAGATTTTATTCGAAATTCTTCTCAACAAATGGAGTCATTTTATTATATACCAGGATTTCTCTTTTCAAAAGAAGATGTTAAAAAATATCAATCATCTCTCAAATCAGAACAGCCATTTCATCAATTTCTAGCAACCTTACTGACAAAAAAACAAAATATATCCAAGTTTTATATTTATTGTCAAAAAAAATTAAACAAAAAATATAAGGAACATGATGGCGATCGAGGAACTAAACAATCAAAACAAATCATGAAAAAGGAACTCCATATGTTACTTGAAAAAAATACTCCATTTTATGTGAAAAGAGTTGATTCTACGACGGAAAAAGAGTCCGAATATAATATCAAATCACGAAATATTCAATGTAGTAATGACTCCCAAGATATATGTAAAGTATGGAACGTTAATATAGAACTTTATAAAAAAACAAAGTCAACTGAAAGTAAAATAAAAGGAAATGGATGTGATGCGAGCAAATCTCGTGTATTTGGTTCAATGCAACATTCTGCGCGAGGAGTATATATTGGATATCTATTGCGTACATTGCGTGGTGGAATTAAAAAGGTGAAAAAGACAAGAAAGAAGAAAAAATATAAAAAGACAAAAAAATTCAAAAAGACAAGAAAATATATAAAGCATCAAGATTAACGATCAAATAGTCCAATTAGTTGCGTCGCCGTCTCGGTAACAATCTTGTATTGCTGAATAGTTTCTCCATAGAGCTGTTCTAATTTTGTAAGCTCCTCTTGTTCCGCATTCTTATTCATTTCAGAGGTTAATCGTTCCGATTCA